GAGCTCCCTAAGGAGCGCCACGGCGAGTCACCCAGTATGGGCCTCGCTCCGATCCTCGGACCAAAGTTCCGGCTTTCGCGGGAAGCTGGTTACTGATGAGGAGGTTATTATGCGTCGTCAAGATAGTTGGGGGACAGGATACAAGTATGTATCCTCTCTCTACCAGCGTCAGAACAATGGGGAAGGAGTTTCTATCCCGAATTTTTCTGATTTACTGGAGAGTGTCGAACTAGTATCTTTAATTGGTTACGACATCCCTGACTTTACTGCGCGCAAAAATGCAGGCGAGCTGTTACCTTGTACCCCGTTTGATAGATTGGGGTACTCGGGCTCGGCGACAGGAACTTGGAGATGGGATTGGCCTGAAAACAACTACCCCTACCAGTGGGAGCGGTGCAACGGCAACTATATCAGCAAAAAGATGGGTTGGGTACCTTCACTTGGTACCATGACCGATTATTTGTCTGATCATGGTGATGCTTTAGTTCAATCCGCTGCTGCTAGTATCATGGGGAAGTCACAGGATGCACTAACCTTCGTCTACGAATTTGGTAAGACGATGAATATGGTGCGTACTGTTGGCTTACGTATGAGGCGTCTCATCGAAGATCCTGACTTATGCAAGATCCGTGATGCGTGGCTTGAAGGTCGCTATGGATGGCGGCCTTTGGTTTACGATCTTATTGGTTTTCATGAAGCCGTCGGACGTGTCCTCGAGTGTCGAACTCGCTGGACTCAGATGGTTGGGCTACAGGAAACTAATAGCCGCATGGTTTATGCGGATGAGGGTCTTGACTATATCGGCGCTAAATGTGAGGAATCTTATACTTACTTTGATTCCTGGCATTGTAGCTATCGCGGCTTTGTCGCGGCTGATATAGAGTTGCCAGCGTTCCGAATCAATCCTACCTTAACTGCATGGGAGATCATCCCATATAGTTTTGTTGTAGACTGGTTCGTTGGTGTCAGTACTGCATTGAATGCCATTGAGTTTAGCATGCGCAATACTGGATATGTCGCGAGTAATGGTCATCTTCTAACCATATCTCGTACCGGTGAGCGCGATCCAATATCTTCTTGGAGAGCGCCTGGATGGGAAAAAGCTGTCCCTTCCATCACCGCCACATCACAGTGCACGTGCAGCTGGTCTCATCGGCAACCTCGTCGACTTTCTATCATCCCGCAACTTAAGACTCCGAGTAGCTGGTCGCAAGCTATTGATACGCTTGCTCTAGTGACTCAGGGCCTTCCATGTAGGAAGAAGGGACGGAAAGGAGGAATGAAGGCTCTTGAGCGAACGCCCAAGAACCTGACCCCAGAACAGAAGAGAGCAGTACTTTCTCTCTTTCCAGATCGTGTGTTATGATCTGGCTCGGATCCTCCACTCCCAACCAAGCCTTCCTGTTCCAAGGATAAAGGTGCCAAGATGGCTGGACAGACCTTAGTTCTAACGGAGTTCTCGAACAATGGGAACTCGAAAACCTCGACTCTCGCTGCGCATACGGCTATCAAGCCGGTACTCGCTATCGAGACAAGAAAGGTACCAACCGGAGCCCAAACTGTCTATGAGTACGCTATTCGATTGATTAGCGCAACTCTTGACGCGGACTCCCTCCCAATCGTTGAACGAGTCAGTTTCTCAGTTGTCGTCCGGATGCCCGTTGCGGGCGCCACGGCCGACCGGGACGCAATGCTCGTAGCGATACGAGACATTGTAGCCGGCGACGAGTTTGGTAATTCTGTCGCTACACAGGCGTGGAATAGTTAATTCCTATCCTGAACTGAGAAGGAGTATTCCGTGTGGAAACTCGGATAGACGCGTACGACGTGTGTCGGCGATTTATCGCTGATCGGGACTTGTCCCCAGAACTTCGCAATCGAATATCCGGTTACATTCGTAGCCGGGACTTCGATCGTTTATCTTCACTCACAGCTGAATCTGATCCCACTTCGTATGATCAGAGGACGTTTACCGCCCTTCGACAAGTCGAAGCGTTCTTTAAAAAGAATGCTTCGTTTATCGACGATGTTCGTTGCACTAACGCAGCAGTCACGGCTTTTGAAGTAGCCGAGGAAAGTTGCAAGGTCACGAACAGCGCGTACGATGCCTTGTTTAATGACCCCTTTTTCTTAGGAGTCGAGTTTGAAAAACAGGCACGTCGCGTGAAACGGTTTCTTTCTGCCGTTTTGGGCTCGAGTGAAGAAGCTTTTAAGAGCTTTGTTAAAAAGCTCCCATCAGCTGTTCGTGTGACAGGTGGTGCCACGGCAACAACGTCTCGGATCAAATCACGTCCTTATCAGAAGTTGACAAAGGAAGTAGTCTGTTCTGAGAATGCTGTTCCGTACCTCGAGTACGTGCGTAACCATGGTGGTTACGCGGCGCCGAGGTTTACGGTTCACAATGTCAACCGTATAGAGTTTGTGAGCAAGAACTCGAGAACTCATCGAACAATCGCTTGTGAGCCGGCGGGGAATGTTCCTCTCCAACTCGCATTCGATTCGTACGCCAAAACGCGTCTCCGAAGATTCGGAATCGATTTGTCTTCTCAAGTCTTGAATCAGGAGCTTGCACGGCAAGGATCTCTTGACGAGAGTTATGCTACACTCGACCTGAAATCCGCCTCGGACACAGTTGCGTTTAACGTTGTCCAATACTTCTTTCCGAAGTATTGGCGCGGTTTTCTCAGCGACGTTCGTACACCGTGTTACGATAGTAAGACCCTAGGTACCGGAAGGTATCACAAGTTCTCCAGTATGGGGAATGGGTCAACCTTTGCTATCGAAACCCTCCTGTTTAGTGCTGCGTGTTATGCAGTAAGTGGTTTTCCTAACCAACGGAACGCCACGAAGACGAAGCGCTGGAACGTCTATGGAGATGACATCGTCATAGCCACAGAATTTACCGAGCCCTTAGTCTTGCTGCTCGCTCGCATGGGTTTTTCCGTGAATGTCGAGAAAAGTTTCTACTCAGGCCCTTTTCGTGAGTCATGCGGAATGGACTGGTGGCGAGGGATTAATATAACTCCCTTCTACCTCCGTTCGCAAGATACACAAAAGACCACCATTAGCCATAATGTTAATGGCCTGGTGCGTTTGGGCTGGGAAGACTCGACTTTGTGGATTTATCTTCGTAACGTTGTAAGGAGTTACGGCTTGATCCAAGTCCCTTTCAACGAAAACACACAGACAGGGATTTTAATCCCAGTGCCGCGTGCTTACGCGAAGAAACTCGTCGTACCTCCTTCGAACCTACGCAGACCTAAGAAGGGTACCCACGTTATAGGGTGCTCCCCTCTTTTTAAAGGATACCGGCTTGTTCAAAAGAAAGCCGTCTTCCCGTCTGACTCGGTTGCGTTGTATCTATGGTTTCTTGCTGCTGTCTCTAAGGGTGAGTTTTCTCCTTTACGAGTTGTGGCGGGTGATCCTCTGGATTTGACCTTCGAAGTATGTACCAGCACTCTTGCAAAGAGTCAGCGACTGAAATATCGCGTTGATTCTTTAAGGTTCTGGCCCTCAATGGTCGGGACACCTGCCCATCTTTACGAATGGGCAGACTGGCTAGACCGCACAGCTAGTCCGACAATGTAAGTAACTTCCTTACACCGTCGAACATGTGCCGTTTGTCAGCACGCAGCCCGAAAGGGCTGCGTGCTGCCAGGTCCATGGAAAAGGAACTTCCAGTCAC